CTCTTTTATCGCCAGACTTTGCAGCGAGTCGAATCTGATCAACCAAGTCAGGCATGAGATCGGGCTTCCTGCCTTTGCCGTTAAGGTCGCGGTCAACATCAATGGCACGAACCCAGCCTTGTGCATCTGGATTATGATCAGACTTGCGAGCAGCGTGTCTTGTATCGCCGATCCAGCCGTCCGAAGTTCTATCTCTATCTGGGAATGCATCATCTATCTGCTCTCTTAATTGAATAGCAGACTTTGAGAGTCTAGGCTTCATCCAAGTAAGAGTGCTGCTTCATCTGCTGTAATGCCTAGGCGCTCAAGTAGTGCCGCCTTATCTGCTGCGCGTTGTGCTTGAGCATCGGCCTTATTGACCGCATCCTGTTCATCAACTTTTTTCTGTGCTACTTCAGCAGGTGTCGGTTCCCTATCGATTATCTCGCCTGTTGCGGCATTAACTTCATGAATTGTCATGTGATTTCCTAACTGTTGGCTATGCCATAGACGCGGACTGTTCCCGTACAAGTTCCTGAGTCGGGAAAAATTGAAAAACCGTCACTTGATAGGCTTGCATTATTGGTAAAGCCTTGAGTAATAAATCTTCCTGTCGTGCCGTTGGTAAGTCGAGTAGTGTTGACCTGTGCGGTTGTGTAATTAGTTTCTTGAGGGTTCATCATGGTTATAGTACCCGTTGTTTTTACTGTTGCAAGATCATTGACATCCCACTTGGTGCCGTTTGAGTTATTCCATGCTCCTGAGGTGCCGTTTGGTTGAATGGACTGGCCCATATAACTGTAGTTGGAAGAGGTTACGTCTGTGCCTGCGTTGCGCAATCGCATTGAAAGATTTGTGGCTGTCGATCCTAGAAGGTTAAAAACTATCAAATAGTTTTGATAGGTAGATGTAAAGCAATTGTTTATGTTTACCGCACTTGATGCTGATGGAGATGCTCCAGTGATGTAGACCAATGCTCCAGCCGATCCTCCGCCGCCGATAGCAACCCAGGCTGATCCTGAGTAATACTCGGTCGAATTCGTATCTTTTAGAAAGGAGATCATGCCTTCTTGCGGTGAGGCGATCGCTGAAGTACGAGCTGCCGCGCTGGCAAAAACCATGACGACTTGAGAGGCTAGATAGCCGTTAGCGTCTGCTGCGGTTAATACATCTCCCGTAGCAAATTCTTTATATCCTAGACCTGCTGCCATGATTTTCTCCTAGTATCCCAATATGGATTGTCCGATTATACCGTAAGTCGATGATCCGATGATGAAACCCTCGACTATAGGCTCAAGTGTTGTCAATGTGCATTTCATACTGTTAGGGGTTATATCCCACGCTAGACCCTGCACTTGCAAGGTCTTCACGATTGTCGAAGAATCAGGCTGCACATTCGTTATCTTCACATTGTCAAAATAGTCAAGGCCAATCATCGTGTCAGTAGGCACTGCTGGATCAAGAAGATCGATAGTCATTGCATCGATGCGGATAGTGGTCTCTCTGCGGCTTGCCACATAAATGTCTGCAATGTCCTGAACCTGTGCGTCTGTTTGTGCAATTAGGTTCTCCACGTTCATTCCGTGGGGAAAATATTTAGCGATAGAATCTGCATCAAATGAGGAGACGGTCGATCCGCCAACTCTAGTCATCGTTGCATCGTTGATGATGAGCTTGTCATCAAAAGCAAATTTAAGATCAGCGTATGGAATGCCTGTTGTCTGATTAAACTCTATAGGAGCTGCAGCCAAAGACGACACTACATCGCTGCGATCCTTGAATTCTGCCGTTCCGTCTGGTCGAATAAAGAATTCGCCCTGCTCCGTGAACTCTGCCACCTGTAAGGCTGTAAGGCTTGATCGTGTAGTCGCTGGATCGGCTTGGCAGGTAGTCGATCCTGTATCAATAATTCTCATCGATAGAGGAAAATCTACTTGGTTTAGAATTTTGGCTACACGAGTTCCTGTGGTCTGGCCTGCGCCTGAGTCTGCGACTGTTGAAACATTGGCCATTGCAAAAAGGCGAAAGGCATCCGAGCAGACTATATCGACATAACCAATCTCCTGACCTTGAGGATAGGTATATCGGTAATCTTGCACGTAACCTGAGAATAGAAAGTGCTGCGCCGTAGCCGTAGTGGCAGCTACTCGGATCTTACGTAAAGGAGTCAAAAAGCCAAAATATGGGCTCGATACATTTTGAGGGTTAAAATCAGAATTAGGGTCTAATACTCTAACTGTGCAAGTTCCAGCTTCGTATGTGTCGCGCATGATGTTGCGGCCTCTGCGAATGGTTATCTTTCGAGTCTGAGAACTTAAATCAACAACTGGAGTTGCAACGGTAGAATCACCAAAGGCACTTGTTCCTATAACGCCATAACGATCGTCGCCAATTACAAACCCTAGGCCGAAGGTAGCTCCTTGGCTAAAGTCAAAGGAAACTGAGATTGTGGCAGGTAATGTCATTCCGCTATGTTGCCAAATCTGCCTTGGCGATTGCTACGGCTTGCCGATCCTGATAGTCCTTGGTTAATAGTGGAGTCACGTATTGCGCTGCCTACTGTTTGGCCATCAAGCTCTACGGTTACGTTTATCTGTGGGTTAACTCCAGCGATAACTCCTGCGCCTAAACCACCTAATGGGCCAAACTGTGTAAAAGAATCTTTTGCATATTCTGGCACGTTAAAGTTTGGTACTGGAGTACCGTAGCCGTTGCCTGTTACCGATCCCGCCATTGCAACGGGGCCCATGTCTGGAGCCTTCCAGTTGCGATAAGGGTTTGGTGCTTCTGGAGTTGCAAGTAATGCAGCCTGTAGAGCACTGTTGCGCTTAACTGCCTCGTCTAATTGTGCAGCTAATTTTGTGGCTTTAGTGTCATTGTTGTTAAGGAGGGCAAATTGCAACTCTAGAGAAAGGCGATCAGTTTCGCTAATTCTACCCTTTAAGGCTGCCGCAATTCCAATCTGTTCTAACTCAAGCATGCGAGCAGACTTCTCAAGTGCCGCCTTTTTCTTAGCGTCCGCTAATTGTTTACCCTGCATTCTTGCAAGATCTTTTGCTCGCTTGTCAGCGTCCGCTTGCAACTTGGCCGCCGCTGCACGTTCTGCTGCTGTGGCATAAATACCGACAGGCATTGAACCGATGTAGCCCATCTTAATCTGGTTAAAAGATGCCTTGAACATCTTCTCCTGAATATCGATAATCTTTACGACATCTTTTTCATAATCGTCAAAAGGGTTCAAGGATGCCAAGATAGCTTGGTCAGATGTTAAATAGTAAAGTTTCTTGAAACCAAACACGGCAGTGGCAACCATGTCAGCAATCTTTGTTGCTAGGCCTTCAATCTTAGCCACAAACTCTTGTGGATCTCCTGCTGCAAAAGCAGACACTAGAGACTCGACTAGAGCGCCGCCAATCTTTTCTGACGCTTCTCCTGCAGCTGTGTTAATAAGTTGAAACTTGCCAGCGTAGGTGTCAAGGTAATCTGCGTTAGCACCCTTAAACTGGTCAGAAAGTTTAGCCTGCACGTCAGCAAACTTCATTGTCTTTAGTTCTGCCTTGGTTAGACCTAGGTTGTACTTACCTAGTCCTCTGGTCTGTCCTAAATAAGCATTGGCTAAATCTTGAACTACTGTGCCGTACTCGATGCCAGAGCCTGCTGAGATGTCAGTTGCTTGGCTTAGTAACTCTTGAGCCTTTGTGACAGATCCTGTGGTCTGCAATAACTTTTGCATTGCTGGACGAAGTTGATCGTCTGTGACGCCCGTGGCTGCGCTGAGACCAGAGATAAAAGACTCAATGCGTGGAGTCTCGAAGGCTATGCCTAAATTCTTCACAGCAAGCGATAACTGACGGGCTGCCTTCTCATCTGCAATAAATGCAGCCGCCGCTTTTTTACCAAAATTAACAACAGCAACTGTTGATAGGCCGATGCCTGCCGCGCCTGCTAGTTTCTTAAAGTTTTTTGTAAGGCTAGTAATTGCCTTGTCTGTTTCCTTAAAGGCTTTCTTGCCTTTGTTCTCGACAATTATGGGGATGCGTAGTTCAGCCATTAGCCATTGCCTTTCGCGTTAAACTTATCGGCGGCTTTCTCAAGCGCCTTAATGACTCCAGCCTTAGCCTTGCCTTCATCTTCTTTGTAAGCCTTGAATAAAGCGCGGCCTGACATCTTGCCGCTGCCTTCCAGCGGTCTAGGCAGAACCGAGACAAACTTACCTCTGGACTTACGGCCAGCCCAATCGTAAATGACTGCAGCTGCTCTTTTACTGTGGATAGAAACGGTTGAAGACCACCCTTGAGCGTTGGGCTTAGTCGGTGTCAGTTTATAGCCTACGCCTCGACGTGCCTCGCTTGCATCGTACATTGGAAAGGTTGCAGTCTTAACTTCATGCTTGACGAAGCCTGACGGCATCTGATCATTAGATGGCAGAAAGCCTTTTGCCTTCTTGACCAGAGGCTTGAGAAAACCAACCATCTCGTCACGGGTTTCTTTGTCGAGATCAGGAGAGAATTTCTTAAGGGCTTTACGGAGATCGTTAGCGCCTTTTAGCTCTGTAGGCATCTGCTTGCTCCTTTCCTCTGTCCTTCAATGCTTTTAATAACATCTCTAGCATCGATGGATCTAAATCAATTAAAGATTGTGGAGGGATAGCCGTCTCAATGCTCAAGCGAGCGATGAGATAGTGGATGCTATCCCTGCCTAGGCCAAAGGGTCAGACTCAGCAACCTCTACACTCTTAAGAGTTTCAAGGAATTCGCCGCCGAATGGCTTGACTGTGACTCCACTTAGTCGAAGGCCTTCCCATGCCAACCAATAAACATCACTTTGCTTTTCATCATCGCGAAACGCTTTGTGAAAACCCTTTTTAGCATATAGCTCGAACGCGTACTCAAGGCGAGGAGTGATCTCGATCTCGGTGACGCTGTTGTCTGCCATCGTGACTATTAACTTTGCCATGCTGTGCCCCTTTGTTT